ATTATTTTGAAACAACCGGAAAATTAGGTTTCATAGATGGTATTTCTCGTATTTTCATAAAAGAACTAAAGAAACTCGAAACAGAAAAACTCCCCATTCATTGTACGGACTTGAAAAGAGAAACTGTATATATTAAAGACAACAATATATGGGAAAAAGAGAACAATGAAAAACAGAAATTGAAATGGACCATTGACCGCATAGCAGAATTGAATTTAAAGCAACACGAAAAATGGCAGGAAAAATACCCAGAATGCAGGGAGAACAATACAAAAGAAAACCAACATTTCTTTAAATTGGCGGCTGTTGCATTAGGTGGAAAAGGAAAAGATGAAGAAGACAAATACCGTGAAAAGATAATGAAAAATGTTCTCAAGGAAGTAGTTTTATGTAGGGAAACCTTGTAGGGAAACCTTGCGGGAAACCAAGGTTTCCCCGCACGCCCCTTCCTTTCTTAATTAAAATCAGTTTAACAAATTCTTTTGAAAGGGAAGCACGGGGAAATCTTGGTTTCCCGTAAAGTTTCACATAGAAGGAAGGGGTCGCAGGGGAAACCTTGGTTTCCCTGCAAGGAAGGGGCGTGCGGGGAAACCTTGGTTTCCCGCAACTACAGAATACTTTTAATCATTTTGTAACATCTCATAAAAAAACTTTGGTGATGTTCTCCATCGTGTTTCTCAATATGTGGTAAATATTTATTATTTATTATTTTTACTTGTGATTTTAATGCAATTGCCGAATACTTACCGACCGGCTGTAATTTATATATATTATCTCGATGTGTGTTCTCAAAATTATTATATTTCAATAATAAATAATAATATATTTCATAATAAACATCACCCATTTTCTTATGACGAATTTTAAACTTAAAAATCTTTTCATATAATTCTTTTTCATTCTTCTTCAATTCATAATCTTTTCCATGAATTACCGTGTTCAAAACAATATCATTCCATATCTTATCCAATATTGGATTTCCATATTTATCTATATCATCGTTGTCCAATATAAAATCCATCAAATATATAATGAATTCAAACGCTTCAAACATCTTTATCTTTTCTGTTATATGTTCTAAAAATCGTACTTCAATACCGTGGTTATAATGTTTGTTAAAATTAATATCATAACCGATTTCATCCAATTTCACATAAGAGATATTCTTATAATATTCATTAAACCACCAATTTGGTAAATCATTACAAGCCAAGTCACTAATGGGTCTTGATAATATTTTGCCCTTTAACATTTCATCTGTATTATATGTTCCAATGCTTATATATCTGGATACAGCGGCCCTTTGTGATGCCTTCGAGAACTTAATATTATCTTTATGATTTTCCATAATAGCAAATGGGTCAGGAGTTCCAAATACAGATACTATAAATGGCTCCATCCACTGAATTATTTTTATTCCCTTCTTATGGTCTTTGATAAATTTTGGCATATCTTTTATCTCTGCTTTTTCATCTAATTCTGTTGGTAATGTTAAATTATAATGTAATGTTCCATTATTAAACATCGTTATATTCTTAAAATTTGTCATAAATGTTACAAATGGGTAATTATGTTCCATTATTTTTATTTCTCCGTGTTCTCTAAATAATTCATATTTTTTAAAGAAATCGTTTAATTCGGTGATAAATGTCTTCTTATTATTTGATAATTCACTGACTACTTCTGGTAATGTTCTATTAAAATAGTTAATTGTATTAAACTCGACTGTATCTCCATCAAATAACCACTCATTATCAATCGTATTTTTGAAATATTCGCTTTCTTTTTGTAATGTTTCTAATAATGTTTCACCATTATATTCTGGGTTGGGTTCCGTTAATTTTGTATAAAGTGTCTTTGAACTATTATTTTTATCTGTCTTGGTGAAACTATGTGAATTCATCAATATTGGTATGTTTATTGTTTTTGTTCCATGAATAAAATGGTGCAATGCATTCAATAAATATGGTTTTTTATAATTTTCATAATAATCTACACTATAACGTTCTCGTTTACATTGTCTTAAAAATAATTCATTTCTTACTTCACATTTTTTTTCAAATTCTAAATATAATTCATTTTCTATTCCCAACCCCCAATATAGTGTGTTTGGCTTATATTGTTCTCTGTATTTCAAATGTTTCTTTTCCATTTCATTGACATCCCCATTTCCTTTAGTTATTATGACAAAATCATCCATCTTTTGTATAATTATTATACATATTTTTTATTGGTTTATATTACTAATTACAATTATTTTAGTATTATATTATAGTTTTTGAATATAAAATATAATATATATATAATGGATTTTGAATTTAATAAAATAAAAATAATATATTTACGGTGCGAAATAAATGAAAATGAAAAAAGAACCCCTATTATACCTACACATGTTCCCATATTAATGGAAAATGGGTTTTCTGTTTTTGTTGAACCTTCTAAAAATCGTATTTTTACTGATAATGAATACCTTAATCAAGGTGCGATTATTACAAACAAACCTTGGTTTCATCCAGATTTTCAATTTGCTTTAATAATTGGTTTAAAAGAAATTCGAGAACTTGATAAATTAAACAATCATAAACATCTTTATTTTGCTCATTGTTATAAAAATCAGCATAATTCTCAACATATCTTGAACTCGTTTTTGAATTCCAAAAGTGTCATTTATGATTTTGAATATTTCTATAATAATGATAATAAACGCCTTATTTCATTCGGTCTCTATGCTGGAATTACTGGTGCTTTATTAACATTATTACATTATTCATTGAAACAATGTGGTTCTCGATTATCCAATTTATCTCATTGGAATGATATTTATGATGTATTGAGAGAACTTTATGAAAATAAGCATCTTTTTGAGGAATTAACCATATGTATTATTGGTGCAAATGGTAATTGTGGTAATGGTGTTACATTTATTCTGGATAAATTAGACTTACAATATACTACTTATGATAGAAATAGTGATAAATCCAACCTGAAAAACAGCGATTTTTTATTCAATTGTATTAATTTACACGAATTATCCAACGAAATATGGTTCGATAAAGATACTGTGTTTGATAAATCTATCATTATTTGTGATATCAGTTGTGATTATTCGAAACAAAATAATCCTATTCAAATCTATAGTGAAAATACTACTTGGGAGAACCCTGTGTTTCAATATAATGAATTCGTCGATATTATTGCTATTAATAATTTACCTTCGTTATTACCAAAAGAAAGTTCTCAATTCTTTTCTTCAAAATGTATAGAATTGATTAATGATATTAGTAATGATGAGAACCATTATTGGATAAATAATGAGCGTGTTTTTTATGATAAAATCGGCCCATTGTAATTTTGTTTTTGTTTTTTTGTAAGTTTTTTATAAATTCATAAGTGTAATTTTGTAATTAATATTCTATTTTTATAAACTCATAAATGCTTTGATATTTAGTAATATAAACAATAATTTTATATTACTATTGATTATAGTTATATGGAGAACTCAATTGTATTAAATGATGTCGATTTATCTATCAATATTTTTCAACCATTTGATGTATCCGAGTGTTTTATCAGTGAAACTTCGAATGGTAATGAAGTAAAATATTGCCAGAGTATTCGTGAATATTTTTATTATACCGGATTTACTGGTTGTACTGGTAGCACTGGGCCTACCGGCCCAATGGGTATGACAGGTGAAGTGGGTTCTCTTGGGCCTACTGGGCCAACTGGCCCAACTTCAATGGTCTATAATAATTTTTCAAATACTTTTTTGAATGTTTATAGCACATCTCAACAACAAATCAATTCGAATAATCCTGTTATTTTCGATTTCAATAATTCTATTTTGGGGGATTGTGTTCATTTACCAAATAGTTCTCAATTACTCTTTTGGAGAACCGGTCATTATTTTGTTTATATTAATTTATATCATATTGAAGGATGCCAATTTTCTTTATATAAAAATTCGACTTCTATTGTCCCTGGTAGCACCATTGGTTCTCTTAGTGGAACTACACAAAATTCGTCTTCATTGATTTTATACATCGGTGATAATGATATGACTTTTCAAACTAATTTATCTCCTACTGGTTATGCTTGTAATATTGAATTAATTAATAATACACTCGGCGGAACAGGTTATATTACACTTTATGATGCAAGTGCTGTTGGATTTCCTATTTCTCAAATCAATGCTACTATTACCATTTTACTTTTACATAGTTGAGAACTTTTATTATTTGTAATCACTAATTTACAGTTTTATTTTTTTCGTTCTTTTATAAAAGCATATATAGTAATAATTATTTTGTAAAATATTTTTTTATTGTAATATAATATAAATTAAAATGTCAAGCAGACGAAATCGTGATAGCGATTGTTATGATAGTGAAAGTGATTGTAGTGGTTGTAGCGGGTGTAATGTTTGTGATAAACGTAAAAAACGAGAAAGTTATACAAAACCAAAATCCAAAAAATGCGATAAATGTGATAAACCTAAGAAATGCGATAAACCTAAGAAATGTAAATGTCAACCAGAACCCGAAAAAAATATTGAAGTAAAAAATGATGCTAATTGTATTACTATTACTATCAAACAGTGTTCTTAAAGTTATTTTTATGTGTAAATTTATAAATATTTTACTATAATATAAACCTTCTATCCACTACTATATGAGTAATTATATCAAAGTTATGTATATTCATAAGTCGGTTGATAAATGCATACATATTCAAGAACTATTTTCAAACTTTGATAATGTTATGCTTGATTACGAAAGTGATTATGACGAACTCAGTGAAGTCAATTTTGAAAATTATGATATTTGTATTTATACTATGAATAGTGATTATATATTAGAACACTTAGAGCAAAGTCGAAATACTATTTTTATAGTAAGCGATGATGGTTATACTATTCCTGAAAATTCGAATTTTGTTAGAGAGTTAATGAATATCGGGTTTGATATGTATATTACTGGAACATTAAATAGCGAAATTATTGGTAATTTATTGTCTTTATACAATAATTTGATTTCCAATATATATTTTTTATAATTTGTATAAAATTACATTTGTATTTATAATTTTATATATGTATTTTTTTCACTGCGTAAACGGTAATATAGGCGACATTATTTTCGTATTTTTTATATTGTATATTATTGATATATAATAATATTTTATTATATGCCAGTTGACTGTTATAATTCGGATGATGAATGTAATGAACATTCCAAAAGTTGTGATAATAAAAAGTGTGATAATAAAAAGTGTGATAAAAAAAAGTCTGGTAAAAATAATTGTAGCTCTAAAAAGTCTTGTAGCAAAAAAAATCATTGTTGCAAAGATGGTACAGCAGGTAAAGATGGTAAAAATGGATTAGATGGACAAGATGGTACAGACGGTGAAAATGGTAAAGATGGTAAAAATGGTCGTGATGGTAAAGATGGACGTGATGGTAAAGACGGTGAAAATGGTAAAGATGGCGAAGATGGACGTGATGGTCGTGATGGAAAAGATGGTAAAGACGGTGAAAATGGCAAAAATGGTAAAAATGGCGAAGATGGTCGTGATGGTCGTAATGGTAAAGATGGCCGTGATGGAAAAGACGGTGAAAATGGTAAAGATGGAAAAGATGGAAAGGATGGGGAAGATGGTTGTGATGGTGAAGACGGTCGTGATGGTAAAGATGGCCGTGATGGAAAAGATGGAAAGGATGGTGAAGATGGTTGTGATGGTGAAGATGGACGTAATGGTAAAGATGGACGTAATGGTAAAGATGGTGAAAATGGTAAAGATGGTCGTAATGGTACAGATGGTGAAAATGGTAAAGATGGAAAAGACGGAAAAAATGGTGAAAATGGTAAAGATGGATGTGATGGATGTGATGGCGAAGATGGTAAAGATGGAAAAGACGGAAAAAATGGTGATATAGGCCCTATTGGACCTACTGGTGCACAAGGTCTTACCGGTGCTACTGGCGCAGCTGGTACACAAGGGTTTACTGGCGCACAAGGTCTTACAGGTGCTACTGGTGCTTCTGGCTCAATGGGTGCTACTGGTGCTTCTGGCTCAATGGGTGCTACTGGTGCTTCTGGTCATACTGGTGCTACTGGTGCTTCTGGCCCACAAGGGTTTACTGGCCCACAAGGGTTTACTGGTGCTACTGGCTTAATTGGTCCAACTGGACCAGCAGGTGATTGTACTTGTATACAATATGTCAATACATTCACAACTGATACAAGTGGTGGCCCACAGGACGTAAAATTAATTTATTCAATACCAAATATAATGAATTATATAGTTTATGGTTTTGACACAGCTGGATTACCAAGTCGTTTGTATATCAACATCGGCGAAACCCCTTCACACGAAAATGGTATTGGTTTTGTAAATGACCTTGGTGGTAATAATGAAATTGATGCATTACATTTTGCTCAAATTGATTTGGGTGATTATATTAGAGTTAAAACAAGTAAATGTGCTAATCCAACTATAAAAATTGGTAGTATTCAACTTGGTGAAGATTTTATTATTTATGGTTCAAATACATTAGGGTTAAAAGGAACTCAACTATATACCTATAAAAATACAACTGATAATACCGACGCAAATTCTTCTAAAGTAATAGTTATTCCATCATATAATATGACTGATTTAAGTAAGACCGGTGATATTTATTTATATGGTTCAATTCCATTTCGTTATATTTCTATCGGAACTTCAAATGGTAATATTACATTCAATGTCATTACTTTCAATCTATGTAGTTGTTAATCAAGAGAATATTTGAAACCGCTACATTAGAGTTACAATGTTCAAGACAGTAATATGTAAATAAAAATAATATTAAATTAAATATTTATTATTATTATAAGGTGGTTCGCCAATCATCATTATTCGTCGCAATTACTACATTTATCGCCGAGTGTTATTATTTTTACTGTTTTACATAAGTTTTTTATTAATTTTTGTAAAAATAAAATTATTATTTCTTTTAAAAAATTATCTATATCATCTTGTAATGTTATTATTAATTTTAATTCTTCATTTATTAACAAATTTATATCTATATACATACTCATGTGTTCTATTTTATTTATTAATTCAATTATTTTACATCTACAATGATATAATGGGAATACTGGGATTTGTATCACAAATAATATAATCAATTGAATGAAGTATTATATTTGCTCCTTCTAATTCACCAGATGCTGTTACTGAAATAAACCGATAATCTGTTATAAATGGTATTGGAACTGTTTGTGTGGATGGATTATCTTTTGAAGAATATAATAATACACCTTGAGAACCTAATTCATTTGAACCATACAATGAAAAACCTTCGTGTTTTTGAATATCTTTGATTGTTATGTTTGGCACTGAACCATCTACTATTCTATATATTATACCTGATAAATCTAATTGTATATAAGTTGATTTATTTATTTCGTGGTCTACATCAATTGCCAATCCTAATCCATTCTTATCTGTTGTTATATTATTTGAATATAAATTGGTTGCTATATCATTGATTGGTAATTTTATAAATCCATATGCGGTTAGTGTAACACCATTGAATGAATAATTTTTTGATTTTTCTAATAGTCCTAATTGTGTATCAAAATAAATTATTTGTTCCGATTGTATACATAATTTATTTTGTTCTGGTTCAGTACCTTCTTCCCATCATGATGAATGATGGCTCGAATGTTCGTGTAAATGTTCTGATGAATGAGAATGGTCTGATGAAAGTTCGCTTGAATGTTCTGAAGAATGATGGCTGAAATGTTCTTGTGAATGTTCTTGTGAATGTTCGTTGGAATGTTCTTGTGAATGTTCTTGTGAATGTTCTTGTGAATGTTCTTGTGAATGTTCTTGTGAATGTTCTTGTTCCTTTTGTTCTTCTTGTTCTTTTGGTTTATGTTCATGTTTACTTCGGTTTCTTAATGGATTATTTTGTCTAAAAAAAGGAGAATTTCTAATATTTCTTACTCTTGAATTTGAACTTTTTCTAATATAATAATCATTACCGCGATTGTTTCTTGACCTTCTTTCACTTTCTGTATCAGTATCTGATGATGAACTACTTGAACTATCGGAAGATGAACTACTTGAACTACTACTGGAAGAACTACTGGTAAACGAATTTAAACACGATGATGATGTATCTGAATTTTCTTCATCTGAACTTGAACTACTTGAAGACCTACTACGACTTCTTGATGATGATGATGATGATTTTCTTGACGAACCACTTAACCTTCAACGACGGCCTCTTGACCCCCCTCTGTCACCTCTATCTCTACCATAACCACCATATCCTCTATCATCATACCAGTCAAGGATTTTTAATAGATTATTTTCGTTATTGGATACAGTCAAATCATCACGAAGTCTGTTTCTATCAAGGGTATCAACAGTGTTGATAACATCTTGTGTGCGTTGGTCAATCTTTTGTTTGACTTCGCAACAGCAATCACCGATTTCTTTGGATAAATCTTGTTTGTTCTTAAGAGCCTCGTATTTGGCTTCTTGTAATTGTAATGTCAAGCATTCCTTTGCCTTTTGTTGTTCTAATAATAGAGCAGCAAATTGGTTATCTTGTTTACTTAATAGAGCAGCAAAATGGTTATCGGCTTTACTATCAGATACATGAGATGATTTTTGTTGTTCTAACATTAAAGAAGCATAGTGATGGTCTGCTTTATTATCAAGTAGAGATGCGGTTTTTTGGGCTTCTAACATTAAAGAAGAATAATGAGTATCAGATTTACTAATCATAGCAGCAAATTGGTTATCGACTTTACTTGTAAGGAAATTCAAATTCTTTTGGCCTTCTAATAAGGTAGAAGCATAATTTTGAGCTGATTGGTTTGCAATGTCGTGTTTTGTTCTCAAATGTTCTTCACTAATATTTTGGAAACCAGCAGACATTGCGGTTCTTCCTTCCCAAGCACCATCAGTGACGTGTTTTGTTAAAACATTCAAATTTTGTTGATTAGAAGCTAATATTTCACTTGCACTACGGTTGACATCATTTAATATTGAATGACGAACATCGGTTAATGTATTACTTAATATACCAGATGATGTAAGCGTTTGAACACGATTTTCACCGGCATTTCTTTCAATAGCACCTAATAAACCAGTAAAAGTATCTTTGACAGTTCCAACTGCTTCCATACCATTTTTATCAACGGCTCTTAGAATATCACGAGCACTATCATTGGCAGCTTGTCTTGAAGCGGCATCGGTAATAGTGGTGGTTAAACGACCTTCACCAGCAACTCTTTCAATTGCGGTTGTGATATTTCCACCGTTTCTTTCAACAGCACTTGATATTTGACCATTAACACGTTCAGTTGTTGCCATATTATTAGCACCATTTCTTTCAACAGCAGTGGCTAATTGACTATTAACACGTTCTGTTGTTGCCATACCATTAGCTGATGTCCTTTCAACAGCAGTTGCTAATTGGTTATTAACACGTTCGGTTGTTGCCATATTATTAGCACCATTTCTTTCAATAGCAATAGCGTTTTGCATATTGGCATCGTACAAGTTTTTATTAACACCAGCAAGTTCACTTGTTAATAGTCTTTGAGCATCATTGACTGTTCCAATGGTCTTGTTTGTTGACTCGTAAATATTGGTTGTTAATGCATTATTTTGCATAGCAGCCAAGATTTGACTTGGGTCAAGAGAGTAAGGATTGTAAGGAGGGTAGACATTGTTTTGCCATGAAGGCATCGCTGGGTTTGTCGGTAATGACATATAATATTGGTATAGAAAATAATTTACAGAATTTTTGCTAAAAAATATACACCATAAATGGTCTGATACAGTTGTAATTACAAATTCAAATTTGTGATTGTATTTTATAATTGTAATTAATAACACCATAATTGTAATTTCTGTAAAACCACTATACCATATTTGCTTTAGAAATATTGATTAATGTGAAAAATATGATTTTTTGTTGAAATTTTTTTATTTTTATTTTATATAAAACATCGCAATCAAGTTATATTATGCCAGAATTCGATAGTAAATATTTGAATAATTATTTGAATGGAATTTCATATGAAAACGCTTTCTGGAAAACAAAATATACTGAACTTTGGCATCGATTTAATTATTTACAAAATGAAAATGATAGATTGAAACATCGATTACACGAATGTTATGAATTAAATCATAATGGGGGCGAAAACCATTCTAATTATAATGATAATAATACAAACGAAAATACAAATAATACAGGTGATAATACAATATATAATAATGATAATAGTGAAATACTATCTCATTTACAAAATAAAAACAATGAATTATTAAAGACCATTATGGATAAATCAAAAGAAATTTATTTTCTACAAGGAGAACTTGAAAAACATAAATTGAACAAATAATATTTTTATTGTATTCTTATAATAAAAATAACTGAAACGTGTAACGATGACGTAACCGTTGTATCACGCTGGACAAAATAAGTAAAAAATATCAGTTAAGTGGATAATAAAGTATTTTAAAAATCATCATTACAATCTTTTTTTAAGTAGCCATTTTTCAACAATAAGTTCAAATCATATAAAAGTTTTCTATATTCTATATATAAGGTTCTATAATACAATGGAAACTACAAATCCCCGCATTCTCTCTTTTTATAAAAGCCACTCGGAAATCGACTTTGAAAATATCAATTTGATTATTATCGACTTACTTGAAAAACTCTTATCACAAAACACGAATAACTCTATCAACTCACAAATAGTCAAGGAACTTTTCCAAGACCCGATGACTTGTCTGCTTTCTACATGCGAGGAACGTATTATTAATAGCCTTAAAAATAATTCGACACGAAAACAAGTCCATAATAGTGGATATCAATTAAAATATATACTTAATCAAATGTATTGTACCAGTGATGTTACACAGGTGACTAACTCATATGGATTATATACATTATCTATGAAACGACCGAATAAACCCAAGGTTCTCTTTGCGAATAAAGATAATGACTTGAATATCGAACCCGATGATATCAATAATTTTGTTAAATTCGTTGAAGATAATAATTGTCATGGTGTGTTTGTTTCACATAATAGTGGTATTTCATCCAAACCCAATTACCATATTGATTATTTTAATGGTAATATGATTGTTTATATTCAAAATACTGATTATTCACAAGATAAAATCAAAATCGCTATTGATATTATTGATAATTTATCATCCAAATTACAAGAATTTAATTCGCAAAATGATGAAAACACCATCCCTACCACTGTTTTGAATGATATTAATAAAGAATATCAGTTATTTATTTCGCAAAAAGAAGCTTTAATAGGCGTGTATAAAGACTGCCAAAAGAAGGTTCTCTCTCAAATCGACGAAGTTCGGTTTCCTTGTTTGGATAAATATTTATCTACGAAATTTACTACTCAAATACAGAAGCAGGGTTTTAAATGTGATTTATGTAAAGCGTTTAATGCCAATAATTTGAAAGCATTGGCAGCACATAAACGTGGTTGTGTGCGTAAAAATAATACTGTTGCGATTGTTTCACAAGCGACTAATTGATTTTGATGTTTTCAACAGTTTGTGTTTTACTGTTTTGTATTGAATGTTTTTCGATGTTTTGTAATGAATGTTCTGTGTTACATCATTACACAATTGACCTGTGTAATATATGTATCACATTTCTATGCAAACTATTCTATTGTTTATTGAAATAGTTGCATAGATTATTTGCGTGTTTTCATATTATAATTGTATTATTGTTAATACAATTGTATTATTTCTTACCATTTATGGTGTATGTTTTAGATAGTAAAATATTTGTATAATTTATTTTATAAAATAAACTATATATGAGTTCACCACGAAAAAATACCAGCGGCAACAGTAACAACAGTAACAACAACAACAGCAGCCCTCGTTCTAATGGTAATATTACAATTACCAGTCAAAACGACCCTTCATTCAACTCATTTTTTGACCCATCTGCTAATATTACAGACTTATCTTTTTCTGTTATTATTAACTCGAATACTACAGAAGAAGAAAACGACTTAGATTGCTCTGCAAATATCATTATCCCACCTATTGTTGATTTTTCACTCAATACTACCATTGATGGTTCTGGTTATGAAATCAAATTTCAACAAGGTGTTTCAATAGATGGGTCCAATGTTACAATTGGAACTTTTGACACCACACTTCCTGCATTATATGACCCTGATATTCACGAAAATCTCGCTCAAGTAATTACCACATATGACGACGAAACAAACATCCAAACTGCTGCGGTTCTCTCACAAATCAAACTATATGCCAGTCAAATTCAATGTTCCGATTTCCACGGTAAAGGTTCGATTGATGACTATAATAATCTCTTTAATGCTGCTGCTAAAATCGCCAATGAAACAAAACAAATGCAATTAGATATCGATATTGAAGGGTTTGAAGATTTCGGTAGAGCCGCCGATGAACTCAGTGCTGTATTCAATGGTTTTATTATCAAACTTCATCAAGTCAATATTATCGATGATTTCGCATTTTTATCTGCCATAGCATCTGCCCTTAGTAAAATCGTCAATTTATCCAATATTTTCGGTAAATTCAAAGAAACCATTTTGGCTACTACCACTGTTAAATTACCAAAATCCGCACACGATACAAAAGTAATTATCGAAGGTGTTATGGCTGAAGTCAACTGTGCTATGCAATACATTGGGCATTTTGTTGATGCTAGTTTTGCTGCTCCAAGCGACGCTGAATTATCCACTGCTGAAAAAAATATTATTCATAAAGCTGTTGAAACCATTGATAATTGGAATTTATTATGTGAACACGGCATCAGTGTTGCTCTTGATAATAATACTGATATTCAATTTATTACTCAATCAAGTACAGAACTCAAAAACACTTCCAATGTTCTCAAAACAGCTACTACTAATCTCAAAAATAAACTTGCACAATACAAATATTGTTAATGTTTGTTGTTCGAGTGTTTTTACTTGACTATTGAGAACATTGGATGAAATAATATTTTATTATATTTATACCAAAAAATAAATATAATATTTTGAAAAGGGTGTAAAAAAATAATCAATTATATTATAATGAAAAGTTTTTTCTTAATATTCTTGTTGGGTGTTAGTTTTGTCAATCCGTTCTTATTTACTAAGATTTCTAATCGAGACAGAAGACAACTTCAAATATTTTCTCGTAAATATCCATTTTCACCAAATTATCACGAGCATTATATCAAACGATTGAACTCGAAGAACATTACTGAACAAACAAACGAAATTTTAAATGGTGGTAATATTGAAGAAGATAATATCGATGATTTAGCTAATCTTTATGGAAATATGAATAATAAAAATACTACTGTTCGCATCATTATCAATAAAGGTACCATTGAACAATTAGGTCTTGGATTAGGTTTTGGATTGAAATACAATGACCCAGAAGATGACGATGATTTTAGGCGTGCTGCTGTTGGGAATAATGGTGAACCTTCACATACCAGAAACTGGGGAAATAGAAATGGTGGTAAAAAATCCGAAAATTTCGAAGTTATCAATAAATCACTCTATAATTTTTCCAGTATTGGTGGATACGATAATATTAAACAAGAATTAGAACAATGTGTCGATATTATTTCCAATTATACCAAATATTCCAAATACAATGTCCGTACACCAAAAGGTCTTATTTTTGAAGGCCCACCCGGAAATGGTAAAACTCTATTTGCAAAAGCGTTGGCAGGTGAAGCCCAAACCAATTTTATTGCTGTTTCTGGTTCGGAATTTCAAGAAAAATACGTCGGTGTTGGTTCCAGTCGCATTCGAGAACTCTTCAAATTAGCAAAAGAAAACATCCCTTGTATTGTATTCATCGATGAAATTGATGCTGTCGGTAGAAAACGCTCTAGTGAAGGTGAGTTATCCACTTCCGAGCGTGATAGTACACTCAATGAACTATTAGTCGCATTGGATGGTTTCAAAAATACCAATGGTATTTTCTTAATCGGTGCTACTAATCGTGCTGACCTACTTGACCCCGCATTGGTTCGTCCTGGTCGTGTTGATAAACGTATTTTTATCGGTAATCCAGATGAAAAAACCCGTCGTTCTATCTTGAATATCCATTTGAATGGTAAACCTGTTGAAAAAAACATTATGATTGATGATATTATTGAACAATCCAATGGCTTATCAGGAGCACAAATTGAGAACTTGGTCAATGAAGCTATGTTGAATGCCTTGAAACAAAACCGTGAAGCAATTTCTGCTTCGGATATTGAAGAAATCCTGAATAAAATGATGGTTGGATGGCAGCCAACTGAACACCAATTTACTACCGATATTATTGACCATATTGCTATTCACGAACTTGGACACGCTGTCGTTGGTCTTTTATCCAAACATCACTCTAAAATGACCAAGGTAATTATTAATTTATCCGCACCAAAAAGCCCTGCTTATACTGTTTTTGAAAATACTGCGTCGAATATTCTTACTCGTGAAGCCCTTTTTGAACATTTGATGATATTATTAGCTGGTAGAATAGCAGAAGAAGTATTCTATGATGTTAGTGTTACTACTGGTGCTATTAATGATTTTGAAGAAGCCTTGAAATTAGCCGAGAGAATGATTACTTATTATGGTATGGGTAAGCAAGTTATCTATCCCAGTATGAGTGAAAAATACAAAGAAATGATTGATATTGAAGTCGCTGGTTTGATTAACGATGCATATGGATATGCGGAGTTTTTAATCCGTAATTCGAAAGATTTTATTAATGAAGGTGCCGAAATTCTTAAAAAAGAGAAACTATTGAAAGCAGAACAATTGATTGAATTGATGAATGAAAAATACAAGAGTGTGTTATCGTTGAAATTCAAACAATGATTTTATACCAGTGATAAGAAAAATAAAAAACAATATAAAACTATAACAAACTATATATTATAATGGAAAATAATAATACAGTATATTTCAAAACAGATGATAACAGAATTGACTTAAAAATAACTTGACAAATAAATATAATATGTCGAAATTTATTAAATTCACTAATTTTATATTGAATACAAATAATATACATAAAATAGTTATAAAACCAAATAAATATTATATTCATATTGTAAGTAAAAATTTTGATGGTTTTAGTTGGAATTTTGCTGGATTTGGAATAGGTAATATTTCTTCATACAGTGCTGAAATTGAAGTATGTGAAACTAAACATTCAATTGATTACAAAATACTATCTGATTGGATTGATAAAAATTAGTAGGCGGTTAAAAACTCTATAATATTTATTTACAAGTGATAAATATTATAATTCTATATATGTTCTATTTGTAAATAACTTGGTAATTCTTGGTTTTTATACTGGTTCTCAACATAATGATAAAATTCTTGATAAGATAATCCATTTTCTTCGATTTTACAATTGGTTTCTACATCATTTACAAATTCTTTGGAATCTCGAATACGAAAACCGGTTTTTCCATATTCATTAAATGGATGATATTTCAATAATTCAGGGTAATTTTGCATCATAAACGAAGATATCATTAAATATTCACTAAAACGGTAATATCTATGTGATAAATTCATTATACTATGTATCCAAGTTTGGGGATTTTGTTTGGTTTCTTGACTTTTATTTTGTATCAAACTATGAATTTCTTCTAATACTTTATGGTGTAATACATAATGATGTGGAACAAATGTGCCTTCTGGGGTTGGTGTTACTAAAGATAATCCTGTTAATTCATATAGAGAACTTCTATATTGTTCTACATTCCATTGTGAACGGGCTTTTTCTTGTAATATTGCGAATTTGTATTCAGGTTCTCTGTTTGTTGGATAAATTTCCCATTTATTCAATGGTATTAAATCTGAATCCCAAACGATATATGGGTCTGATAATCCTTCTATTTGTTTATTTGCTCCTAATTTTATTATTTGTTGATACCACCATCCAAATTCCCTTGCTTGTTCATCTGGTGTTTGATTAAAAAGGTTCTCTATGTTTGTTCGAGATAATCCATAATTTTTCATAAAAAAGGTTTCTTCTTTTATTGCTATCACTTTATTTTTCATCCAATTTTTCGATTTTTCGTTGATTTCTTTTACATCTATTTCTGGTGTTATGATATAAATAGTTCTTGGATTATAAAATAAATGGATTGCTTCTACTACTGTTCTCACCATATTATGATAACGATGTAGAGGAATAACAAAATCAATACTTGAATTATTATTATTCATATCATTTTGTCTCTACTAATTATACTATATATATTTTTATTGTATAAATGTCTAAAAATTGAATTTTCTGTTTCTATTTCTATTTTTCTTAATTTTTCGTAATTTTTCGTTTATAATATCACTAAAATGTTAACACGCAGTAAAACCCGTCAATTATTGAGTGAATTAGAATTTACGCCGTTGAAGAATTCAAATGGGACACCATTTAATTCTTCAACTAAGTTACCAGTTACGATTTCAAATGACGCTCCTAATGAGCGTGCCATTTTAAATCTTCACGGGTATAATTTTGATTTCGACTATTCCAGTGAATGTTGGAAGGCAAATAAGAAATCAGTAGGAAATGGTTGCTATTCTTATATTTGTGGATTTGAATTGAAAAATGGTGGTGTTTGTAAACGGACCCCATTAAAATGTTCGGATTTCTGTTCGCTACATCATACCAAAAACAAAAAATAATTATTTTAATAAATAAACGATATAAAAATTACATTATTATTTAAATTATATTATGGAAACCGAAAATATTACTGTCGAAGCACCATTTGAAGCAAATGTCGAATTCCCATTTGAAGCCAGTGTTGAAACCCCTGTAGAAACTACTACTCAAACCCCTGAAGAGAAACCAGCTACTATTGTTTTAACTGATGTTGAAGTTAATAACTCTAATATCGCATTCAATGTCATTGTTTCTTTTTTGACTGTCGCACAAAAGCGTGGCACTTTTTCTATTAACGAATCCGCCAAAATCTGGGAATGTCTTAAATTTTTCCTAACTCCTGACCAACTATCTGGTATTAAACAATAATGCGGGAAACCATGCAGGGAAACCATGCAGGGAAACCAAGGTTTCCCCTACGACCCCTTCCTTCTACGGGATTAAATTATATTTATTTGTAGTAAATATAATTTTTTGCAGGAAACCTTGTAAGGAAACCAAGGACCCCCTTCCTTTCATAATTGAACTGGTTTAACACAACTTTTTGAATATGCCTTCTACAAAGGAAGGGGTCGTAGGGGAAACCTTGGTTTCCCTACAAAGGAAGGGGTCGCAGGGGAAACCTTGGTTTCCCTGCAAGGTTTCATGCAAAAATTCGCTATCAGTCATTTTTTCTTGAACAAGATATTTTCCTTTCAATAATTCTATCATTATATAATTCAACTCTTCCATAGTAGCATCCAATACTAATACTTCGCCGCTCTTTATATTAAATAATTTGAATTTCTTCATTTTATGTGGTCGTGTCATTTTCCATAACCAAGCATATATTACCAGTTGTAATTTATGGTCTATTGATATTGTACTCGTGCACTTGTTCTCCCAAACACTATCTTCACTTACTAAATCCACACGTGCTGTAAAACGAAACTTCGCCATTGTTTCAATATTTTCTCTTAAAAATTCATCGATATTTTCGTGGGCTTCTTCGTCTTTTTGTTGTATAATCAATTTCTCGATTTGTGGTTTTTTCTTACCACATTCTTTTCCGATTGTGTTCTCCAAACGACTATTACATTGTGCTACTATTTTCGGAGACAGCCAAGTATATTCGGTTTTATCGATTTGTTTTAATTTAAAATATAATTTTTCTTGTAATGCTATCAATACATTCGCCAAATATAAATAATCACTTATGGAATTCATTTCATCGTTGATTTCATTGACGATTTCTTTTAAATAATGATGTTCGTTTTCTTTTAATTCTCCTATATGGTTCTCTATTAAATCGTATAATATATTCGGTATTACTTCATCATCGTCATTATTAAACTTATAATTTATATAATCATAATACATACTCTGTATTGCTATTCCGGTTAAGTCACTCACTTCTTCAAATCCACGCTTGGTTTTTATGATATTCGGAATGGGTATTTCACTATATTCTCCAATTTCCTCTTTCTTATATATTTTTTCTATTATAGGTGATATTTTATCCAAAACGACTTCTGGTACGAACTTGATTAATTCCGTTGGCGTTATATAATGTTTTTCTATGATTTCTACATTCTTTTGTTCTCCATTTTTCACATAAAAAACACTTCGTGGATGTCCCTTGAAATGTATATATTCTTGTTTTAACATATCATAATGACCCATTTTCAAGAACTCTAATGGTCGGTCTGTTGTAAAATTATCGCTTTCTAATAAATAAAGGCGTTGTGATGCCCGTGTGGTTGCTACATAGAGTGTATTTGGGCACTCTGATTTTGTTAAATTACGAGCATAAAAATCCATATAACCATTATCAAACCCTACTATAAATACATATTTACGCTGCCGTCCTTTTACACTATGAAAACTGGAAAAAACGACTTTTCCACCTATGACTTTTTCATCGATTTTTTCAGTATCAAACATAGGAACATGGCATGGTATACCTTGTAACACTAATACATTTTCCATTTTACGAATATTACTATTAATTCCTTTTACTGATGCACCCAATATGAATATATCACTCGGTTGTGCACCACTTTCCAGTAATTTTGTCACTTCGAATATTACCATTTTTTCCAAATTGGTTCTCGAATTACGAATATATTTCACTGGTTCTCCATTTCGGCACGCTTCTAACCGGTTCTCGCCTAACATTACATTATTAATAAATGAACACATTGGATTGGTTATTCTATAGGACATTTTCATTGTACATTTTATGAAATCTGCTGGTTTTAAATATGGACTGGTTCTCCATATTTCTTCTGCCATTGTTAGAAACCTTGTATCCGCACCTTTGAAATCATAGAGACCTTGCATATAATCACCCAAAATCATTATTTGGACTTGGGAATTCATATCTTTTAAAAATTTGACGATAAATGAAAAATACAAAATGGTCATATCTTGGGCTTCATCAATTACTAATAAGTCTGTCTTTGATATTGGAATATTGGGTGGTAAATTATTCATTAAAATATATCTTATTCCAGTATCTGTCATTGCTTTATCTGAGTAATATTTCACTGCTAAACTATGAAATGTATGAACTTTCAGGTTTTTTATATTCCGAATTTCCACTTTTTCTTTTACTTCCAATCGTAACATCGAATTATAAGTCATTTGAAGGATTTCTGTTTTGGGCATTTTTTCCGCGATAGAGAGAACCACTGTGGATTTACCTGAACCCGCCACAGCATCTACTACGACGTGTTTACCTTCTATTATGTTATTTAATATGTTTTCTTGTTCTTCGCTCAATGTTTCTAATACCATTTTTGAGAACTTTTTATATGAAAAATTAATAAATCATAACGGATTGTTTTTATATGGATTTTTGTATTTGTTTAGTAGGGAAACCAAGGTTTCCCCCGCACGCCCCTTCCTTTTCAAAAAGTATATTCAAATGTTTTACACCTTTTTCATTTAAAGCACTGGTTCTAATGGTATACAATAAATATATTCAATAATTATATATGAAACAAAAAGGCGGAATACGAATACTTCCAGAATATGAGACCATAAATAAAGTATTATCCTATATCATAAATAATTCAAATTTCGAAATATTTACAGAGAATACAACTTCAGGAATTACATTATTAGCTACATTAAAACAAGAATTTCAGGAAAAATCACCGTGTAGAGTTTCTAGACAACGTAATTTCGATAAGCCAATTATTAAATTTTTATTTAAGTTTTCATTATGGGGAGAACAAGATAGTTATAATCGAACGAATAGTATAAATATACCGTATATAACATCTACAGCGTCTCTATTAAGAGAATTTAATACACAACAAGATATATTTATTAAATCATCATCAGACCTAAGCACTTTATTTGAACCATTATGCCCAGCATTAATTACTGGAATTTGTAATATAAAGGAATACATCAAGAATAATATAAAAAGTAAGATACTCGGAAACCTGAAACAGAGAACTAATGATGACAAAGATTATAGTTTAATTAATACCTTATTTGAAAATAACATATCATTTATAATGATGGAATTTATGGAAAATTATCAATTGCTAACAGATTTAGAAAGAGATGAACACTTTAGAAAATATAAATTATTTTCATTATATGAATTAACTAAGTTACACTCTTACGGTTATAAACACGGGGATTTTCATAATGGTAATGTTCTTATAAATACTAAATATCATTATTTTACAAATGAAGAAAATAGTGATTTAGAGGGAAGAGCAATTATTATTGATTTTGGGTTATCACGACCTATTCAAATAACCAATCGCGATAGAGTTAAAAACATAATTCAATACGATTATCCTGGATATTTAGATTTAACTCTTGAAACTGAATTTAGCGATTTAGATAGTTATCGTAATGAAATTGCGAAAGATTTTATAAATACAATTATCGAAAAAGGTTGGGATATTCATAATTTAAAACAATATGATTTATTAGAATTTAATCGTAGCGTATTAAGAGGCGGATTAAAACATCGTGTTATTAAAAGGACTTCTTTATTAAAAAAAGACAAAACTATGGCAAGAGAATTTAAACCATGGTGGAGTAGTCCTGAAGAAGAAAAATTAGCAATAGCTGAATTACGTGCTGCACTTGATAAACAGAAAAATGATAAAGATTATCATAAAAAAATACATAATTCAGTGCTAAAAATAGTAGATGAATTAGGTAGTAATGAAAACTTTCAAAAAATGATTACAGGAATATTTACACCACCAGTATTTATAGGAGAGAACGCTGAAACACAAGATGAACTGGAAAAGTTATTAAAAGAGTATGATGAAATAGAACATACTAAGAATGGCGGAAATAATAATAATAATTCAAAAAAGACAAAAATTAAAAGAACCAATAAAAAACGGAGTATAAAAAATAAAACCAGTAAAGAAAAGTAGGTTTATTACATTGTGCGCACTCATAAACTAAAATATCGGCGATTACTTTTTGATTTCTATTTATTTCCAAAATATGCGCTAAATATTTACAGGTAGATAAATATTTAACATAATCACAACTTTTACAGGTAGTATAACGACAAATATTACAAACAAATTGTGCGCGCGTTTGTTCATCGTTTTTTATTTCCATTTATTTCCAAAATATGCGCTAAATATTTACAGGTAGATAAATATTTAACATAAACAAAAATTATATACGAAGTATAATAACAAATATTACACAAATATTTTGACAGTTTTTCTTCATCGTTTTTTATTTCCATTTTTTATTATAAGGAAATAAAAAAAGAATATTTTGGTAACAACAAACGATTTATGTTTGTATGTTAATAAATGCTTATAATAATTGGGTTTAAAATTTGTAGTGAAAATTTACTTTACAAATTCATACAGTAAGAATTTACAGAATTCTTTTTTATCACCAATTTATCACTAAAAAATTCTCTATTTTTTTACGAGTAGACACATTTAATATAATCACATTTTCTATATGAAGTATAATAACATTTTTAGCAAAAATATTTTGAGAGTTTTTCTATCGTTTTTAATCACTATTATTTTTTATATAAGGTGATAAAAAGAATTCTCACTGAAAATTGTTTTGTTTTTACGCCAGTATAACTTACTTGGCTTGTTGTTTTTTCGTGTTAAATAACTAATTAAGAAGAACCTTGCTTTGTTTATCTAATACCACTTCTTTGAGAACATTTTTCATTATTTTTTCACGGTATTTATCCTCTTCATCTTTACCTTTTCCACCTAATGCAACCGAAGTAAGGCTAAAAAACTTTTCGTTTGCTTTTGTATTGTTCTCCCTGCATTCCGGGTATTTTTCCTGCCAATTTTGATTTTGATTGAAATTCAATTGTGCGATGCGGTCAATTGTCCATTTCAATTTGTTTTTTTCCTCGTTTTCTTTTTCCCATATATTATTGTCTTTTATATATACTGTTTCTCTTTTCAAGTCCGTGCAATGAATGGGGAGTTTTTCTGTTTCGAGTTTCTTTAATTCTTTTATGAAAATACGAGAAATACCATCTATAAAACCTAATTTTCCAGTTGTTTCAAAATCATCGGTTGTTAATTTCAATGAATTTACAAAATCCATTATATTCATAGCATCTTTACAAGTTTCGTTTAAGAAAAATTGTAAGTTGAACTGTTGATTGGTGTTATTATTTTGTGTATTGATATTGGTGGTTTGTTTTTTGGTCAATTCGATTATTTGTTTATGATTTTGTTCGTTTTGTTCCAATAACTTGTTATGTAACTCGGTTTCTTTTTCTAATAACTTGTTATGTAATTCATTTTCTTTTTCCATTAACTTGTTTTGTAATTCTTTGTTTTGCTCAACGAGAACATCTTGTAATTCTTTACTTTGTTTTAATACTTCCATAAACAATTGTGGAGTAAATATTTCTTTACTAATAATATTACCAGAAACAAATGTATTTTGCAGAGGTTCTACATTGCCATTTACTTCTTGGTTGGTTTCATTTTTGGTAGCAACACAGGTTTTGTTATGCTTCCATAAACCACTATAATTCTTGTATTCTTTATTACATTGTGAACAAATATGTTTGATTTCTTTCGTTGTGTATTCAATTAGTATAATAGAATTCTTTTTATGTTTGTCTGTTAATAAATGCTTATCATAATTGGTTTTACAATTAGTAGTGAAATTACAGTGTAAACATTCATAAAGTAAAAAATTTGAGAGTTTTTTTTGATATCCATTTATTTCCAAACTCTTCTCTAAATGTTTACGGGTAGACATATGTTTAGCAAAGTCACTTTTTCTATACGAAGTATAATGACAATTTTCGCAAAAATATTTTGAGAGTTTTTTCTCTTTTTTTTTTATTTCCATTTTTTTATTATATGGAAATAAAAAAAATTCTCTAAATCCTTTTTTATAGAAAATATAAAAAATTATGGTAACAACTTTTAAATGATTTTTCCAGTTTTTAAACCATTATCGGGTAAAAATCACTTTTTACCAACATTTTCCTTCAGGGTTTCAAAATTGGACATTTTTAAAAATGTCCATTTTCAAAAACCTCCAGCATTTCTTTTTTGGATTTTTGTTACTGAAAAATAAAATGTTTTTCACTAACTTGGAACGTTACCTTTTTCGAGCGAATGTTAAATTGTTATAAAATATTGTTTTTATAGGTGTAAATTAGAATTGTAATTTGTAATTACAACTGTAATTGTTTGTAAAATCACAAAATCGCAATTTTTGAATTTGTGAAAACTTTGTAAATTACAATTGGTAGAACAATTTATAATTTGTAAATTTGTAATTACAACTGTAATTGTTTGTAAAATCACAAAATCGCAATTTTTGAATTTGTAAATAGTAAAAAATGTGTAAAAGTAGTAAAATAACAGGTTCTCAATGATAGTTAAAAAATAAGTTAAAAACATTTACATAAAAACTATAATTCAACAAAATATGAATATAGAATTACCACAAAATTTCGATTTTTTTGAGAGAACATTACCAAATACAACAATAGAACAAATTATTTATCAGCAAGGTAGTAACTGTATCAAACGCAAATTAACTGAATACGATTTTGGTTTCATTTATAAACCCATAAAAACGAAAACACATCAAATGCAAACACGACAAGATAAAAACTTCTATAGTTTTGTATTATGTAAATTATTTTCAAGTCCATATCTAAATAATGTAGCAATCTCATTAGTATATTCGAGAACCAACGCAAAATATGGTGAACAACTACTTGAATTAGTAGAAAAATATTCTCAATCAAAAAATTATAATTGTTTATCAATATTAGATATTGGAGATGCTCGATTATTGAATTGGTATATGTCACAAGGATATGAATTGCGTAGTGATAAACCATATAGGTATAGTAATTTGAACGCTTATCTTATGGAAAAATATATTTGAAGTATATGAAATACAAAAATAAAATATGTATTATGAAAAACAAATTTTATTAGGTTCTCAATCCATTAATAATATAACCCACGATTGCCGAATAAAAACAGTGGAAATCTTCTTCTTGGGTAATAATCATCATAGTAGTAATAATAATGATAATATCTTTTGGAATGACTATGGTGATGATGTCTATGACTGGACTTAGATGAACAACTGGAAGAAGATGACGATGAAGAAGAAGAAGAACCAGAAGAGCGTGATGACCTTGATGACCGTCTTGAACGAGAAGACCTTGGAGAACGTGTTGAGCGAGGAGAACTCATATATATGTATTATTTGAAAAGAAATTATTAGAAAAAAATAATCTAAAACATTACCATATATGGTTTGGTAAAATTAAAATAGTATTCAAAAAATATATTGTTTAATTTACAATACATTTTTTTGTTATAATAATATTCATTAGGTTCTCGAAATAAAAATATTTATTTATTATTCATAACATTTGCGTTGTTATATTTCTTCGAACATGAACGTTTGTGAGCGCCCAATGACTGTTTTGAACCCGCAGTAAATTGATTACAGAGCTCACACGTAAAGCACCTGCTCTTAACATAAGCATATCTTTGCGATAGGTATTTATCCAATTCGGGAAATTTTAAATCTTCTATTTGTAATGTCATTTTTTTACCGAAATCTTTCAAAATAGTAAGCATATTTTCTTTTTGTTGAATATACACTTGATATTCATCGTTTATACTATCTAAAATATCCTTAGAAACAGAATTGTTCTCATCATCTTCAATTAAATCTTGTATTTTAACAGATAAATTATCAATAATATCAACAGCAATTCTAATTTTATCAACAGAATATTCACAATGTTGAATATAAACGAGAACCTTACCCTTATGAATATCAATTTGATAGTTTTGTTTAAACGATATACCTGAATATTGTGAGATAAATATACCATGAGTATTTTGGTTATCAATATCTACTATAAATTTTGCAACTTCCTCCTTGTCTATATTATTTTTATACTCCTTGTTCTCAAACATAATAGTAGGTCTATCTAATCGTTTCATAATAAAGTCCCCTGACGATTTCAAACCAGTAGTGTCTTTAATTTCAGCAGTTTCATAAATACTGTTTAAGATAGTCGATAGGTTCTCTTCCCCGTACTTTCCTTTATTCGTTGAATTCTTGTATTTACCAAGAAACTCAGTAATTTCTTCCGACAACTTATTCTGTGTTAGTGTAGAATTATAAGAGCTTTCTTTGAGAACATCAATGTTGTTGTTAATCCTGTTCTCACTTGCTGTAAAAAAAGAGAACAATGGTTGTTGAATACCCTGTAACATAGTGCTATATTTTGTATCAAGTTTGCTGATAAATTCATTAAACGATTTTTCATTACTGTTCTCTTTAGAGAGTTTTTTTGTTTCTTCCATAATTAAAGAATAAAAATTTTTAATAGTGCTTTGCATTTGTTTATTGACATTTTCCATATTTTTTGGCATAATATCATTAATCAATAAAGTAGTTTTATCAATAATATGATTATTATTTTTATCCATTAGAGAACTTATCTTATCATTAGTGGTAAGAGAACTGTTTGTAATAATTTGTTTAACATCATCAATATATTCTTTTTTCAAATTCATAAATTGTAACATCATATTATTGGTAAATTCATTATTCAACTTGGTAAAGCTTTCATTCATAGTAGATAAATTACTTTTTATGCTATCTATTTGTTTTTGGTTCTCATTCATATAGTTTAATATTTGTGCATTTATATTTTTATCCATATTTTTTGTGCTATGATTGAATATGTTCTCAAAAAAATCTATAAAAAAAAGATTAGCAGTTTCAATATCTATATTTTTATTATCATTATAGAAATTCCAAATTTTTTTATTTTTTATTACGATTTCAAACTCATTATTGGTTTTGTTCATAATAATATATTCTTTATATTCTTTTCTTTAAGTCATTTTATTTAAATAATTTAAAAACTTAAACAAATAAGTTAAAAACTTAAAAAACTTAAATAAAACTTAAATAAAACTTAAACAAGA